CTGCAGTACCTAATTTTCCTGCTAATTCTTCAGTCTTAGTTTCAAAGTTTGGCTTTGTCGGCGGAGTTACTGAAAGGTTGTTTGTGCCATCTTGTTGTGCCATGTTATTCTTTCCTCTTGCTAATGCTTCCTGTATGAGTTTAGCTTCTTCAGGAGTTTTTATGTCTCTTTGTGCTTGTCTTGCTAAAGCATGTTCGTAGGTGTATGCCTTACTAAAGTCAGGTCTATATCCTGAAGGATTAGGTGCTGACTCTAAGAGGTATTGCATATTACGAGTATATGTAACATCGGGATTCTGAGTCTCAGGTGCTGCATAAATACCTTGACCTAATGCACTTATAGGCTGACCTCCGTAGTCAAGTACAGCAGTTTGGTCTCTTTCACCTGCAGGTATCATATTACCACCAAGTTCTGCTTTAGCTATACCACTAGAAGGTAATCCTGCAAAACCTATTTTCTCATTTCCTGTTGTCACAATAGATGGTGATGGTCTATTCGCAATTTGTGCAGGTCCTGATACTATTTGTGCGTTACCAACGTTGGGAGCTAACTCTTCTAAACGTTTTTGAGTTTTTTTTGCTTCTTCTTGAAAAGTCGTATTTTGAGGAGGTAACGCCATCTACTCCCTACTTCATCACTATTGCTACAACCAAAGCCACTATTCCAAGTGTACCCACCATAGACATAGCTTCTATTCGCCACATTCTTTTGTCTAGAGTACAGAGCTTGTCATTGACCATTTGATATCGGACAGCACACTCTTTTTCATGTGCATCTAGTTCCATTTGTACTTGGAGTTCAGGTTTCATTTGCATTTTCATTTATGTACCCTTATAGTTTAGGATATTTGTCTTTTACTGCCTTTATTGTAGCTTTCCAACCATCTATACCATTATGGTAAATATCATCTAATTGTTCTCTTATAGATGGATATTCAGCACTTCTTTTTAAATCATATGTTCTATTTGCAATAGCTTCTGCTTCAGCATCTTGATAAGCCTTTTTTTCAGCCGCAAATTTATTTTCAAAATCAAAAGAAGATATATCTGTTATTTCTTTATTTGGCGTACCATCATTATATTCAATCTCACCTCTAGAACCATCCCATTGAATAGCATGAATTGTGCTATCTACACCCCAACTAGAGGCATTTATTTGCTCATTATCTATAATAAGTTGTGATGTATTATCCTGACCATCTTTTATATATATTATTTTTGGCATTTTTTTCTCCTTTAAGCTAAGTAATACCAACCAGTTGCTATGTATTTATTATGTGTGTAAACTGGATTACCCCTGTGTGTATGTGTGAATGCCGCTGGGAAAAAACACACTTTTCCTTTTTTTGGTTGTACTTTAATACCATATTCAAGAAACTCTGTTTCACCTTCACCTTCTGGTACATCATTTAAATATATTGTCCATGTCAAAATCCTAGTAGATGCTTCACCAAGAGCATGTTCGCTATGCCAATTATGAAACCCACCTTTTGGTGGCGTTTTTTGAACTTTAATTTTTGCACTATAATATTGGTGCATTTCTAATGATGGATATTCAGCACCATATTTTTTTAAACCCGCATCTAATATTTTATTTGTTTCTATTTGTAAGTTTTTTGTGTTATTTCTTTCTTCACAAAAAAACAAAGAAAAGTCTTTTCTGTTTCTCACACCATTATTTGAGATAGTACCATCAAAACCAAAATCTCGTAATGATGAATTTTTATATATTCTTTCCCAAGCCTCTATCATTCTATCACAATAATCATCAGACGCTAGATTTTCGTAAGAACTAATAAAAGTTAAATTTTTTACTCTTGTCATATCATTCATTATTTAATTATTCCCTTATTTTTAAAATCTAAAATTTTTGACATTTCTAAAATACTTTGATTAGATTCATTTGCTTTAACCATTTCATTTCTAAATGATTCTATTGCAGCTCCTGCTTGTCTTGACTGCATTGCATTTTCTACTAATAACATAGGTAACCACGCTATTGCACAAGCATATTCGTCTATTTCTTTGCCATCATTAGGATTTGTACCTTTCATTTGCACGAACCAAGCACATTTAAATTGCTTACATTTTTTAAACCCATTTAAAGGGCAGTTATCTTCTACTTTTAATTGCACATTAATCCTTATTAGCTATGATAAAATCAACGTATTGTACGTTAATTGATGCAGTGGATGATCCTACTGCCAAGTTACCTGCTGTGATGTTACCACTAAGAGTTGGACTACCAGTCATAGAGCCACTTAAATTATGTCCGTGATTGTGTGAGCCACCACCACCTTCATAACCAGTAAAAATAGTAGTGTTATTATTGAAACCTGATTGAGCCCTTCCGTTTACCCATTGGTTTCCAGCACTTTCAGCATAGGACAAATGGTGTCTGTGAGATGGTATTTGGCTTGTACTAAGTGTTGTATTACTTATATTACCACTTATACTTACAGCCAGATTACCTGCACTTACAGTTTGATTTGTTCCGGGATTACCACTAACAGAACCACCTGCAACACTTGGAGTTCCAAAAGCAGTACTAAATGCAGAGCTACCACCAGTTCCTACTGTGCCAGTTATAATCCTAAGTGCTTTATCATTATGTGTTGTTTGTTTTGTCCATCCAGTAGGTGCTGCAGTTTGTTGAAACAGCATTGATGTTCCTGAAGGGAATGGTTCAGCGTTGTTTACTGCTGTTGTCACAAACGCTGTAGTAGCAATCCTTGTAGTATTATTACCTGCTGTCTGTGTAGTTGTAGTTGGATTGCCACCCAGTGAAACACTATCAGCTATCTTTGCAGTTGTTACTGCATCTGCAGCTATTTTATCAGTAGTCACTGAACTAGATGCTAAGTGTTCTGCATCAATAGACCCTGCAACATAGTGTTCTGAGTTAATCACATCGTCTGCTATCTTTGTACCATCTATAATGTCTGCGGCAAGGTGTACTCTATCTATTGAACCATCAGTATAGTGTTCTGAATTAACTGCGTTGTCAGCTAACTTTGTTCCATCAATAGCGTCTGCTGCAATCTTGGCAGTTGTAACTTGTAAGTTTCCTATGTGAGCAGTATCAATTGACCCATCCACATAATGTTCAGAATTAATAGAATCATCAGCTATCTTTGTTCCATCTACAATGTCAGCAGCTAAATGTACCCTGTCAATTGACCCATCTACGTATTGGTCACTATCTACAGAGTTAGCTGCCATCTTAGCAAGTGTAACATTAGCATTGGCTATCTTTGCAGTTGTAACACTTGAATCTGCTATCTTAGCAGTTGTTACGTTAGCATCTGCTATTTTAGCAGTTGTTACGTTAGCATCTGCTATTTTAGCTGTAGTAACATTAGCATCTAATATCTTTGCTGTGGTCACCGCATTGTTTGCTATACCTCCTGCAGCAATCTGTGGTCCTTCACCCGATGTACCATCGTGTGAGTGTCCTGTTGTACCGTTAAACGCTGCCTGTACCGCATCAAACTCGCCGTCAAGATCTGACGCATTGATTACGTTACCATCGGCAATGTTGTTAGCGGTATCATTACGTGTGTAACCTGTACCCATTTTTTATCTCCTAGCGTTAGTAGAATACTGCAATGTAGCAGCATCAATTGTAAAAACAGCGTCTGTGTTTGCACCTGTTGTTTCGTATAATATCGACACTGTAAATCCTGAACCTATCGTTTGTACTTCATATATAGCTTTTTGCTTAACCCCAAACAAAGATGTTCCATATATACCTGAACCGTATGTTATCGATGCCGCTGCATCACTTGATAGTATTGAATCAGGTTGAATACTATCGGGTTGGTCAAAATCAAACTTAAGTGAATACTCAAGATCAAAATCACCATTTACATCTAAATATGTTACACCCTTGTATATTGTCTTTCGTACAGTCGGATCGCCCAATGGGATAAACGGAGTGGCAAACGTAGCAGGTATGTCTGTGCCTGCGAACGTGTTTCCTTGTTCCATTTGGTATATAAATCCATCTGCGTTACCGAAGTAAATTCTTTCTGCGAAACCGTCGTACTCACTGTAAGTTACAAAAGCATTTATGCCACGTGTATCGTTGAATGCTATGCCAGTTTCTAATTGAGTTGCACCAATCCCTTTTGCTGAATCGTTGGTGTATGTTGAGTTGTATCCAAATATTCTGTATTGACTTTTTTCACGAATAACTGTACTTGTAAAACCATTTGGACTACTACTTATTAAATCAAGTATCTCAACTTGTATTGGTTTAGATACAGACGCAAGACTAAAATCACCAAATCTATCTGTAGCAGAGAAAAGTCTTAGACCGTCAGGACCTAAGAATATAATATCGCCACCTATCTCTTGTATTGTATCTTCGCCTACACAACCTAAGTCACGAGATACTGGCTTTAGTTGAAAGTCTCCTACACTGCTTCCTGCAATTACATTAATACTATTTTCACTAAATACAATAAGTTGATCTCGGAAAACAATCATTCCTGTTATTGTATCAGCTACGTTTATTATACCACCGCCACTCGCACTTGTAAAGTCTGTATCTGCATAAGGAGCAGAAAAAACTACA